TCAGCGCGTTGGATCGAGGCCGCCGCCCGCCTCGGCGTCGAGCGAGTACGGCCGGAACCGGATGATCTCCTCGCCGACGATCTCGTTGATCTCGCGCATGGTCTCCTGGAGCGGCTCGAGCTCGTTGGCCACGAACACGCGCGCGGCCTTCTCGACGTCGCCGAAGCCGCCGGTATTCTGCGGGATGATGCCCATCAGCTGCGGCGGGATGCGGTGGCCGGCGAGCTGGTCATCCCGGGTGATGTTCTTGATGTTCCAGAACTCGTCCTTCGCCGCCACCTCGCTGATCGGGATGATCTGCACGCCGTCCTTCTTCCCCTGGGGGGAGTAGAGAAACAGGTTGCGGAAGTTGCCCACCCCCTTGCTCTCCTTCAGCGCCGAGCGCATGGCGTCGATGTCCTGCTGGTCCTGGGCGGCGTCGCTCACGTACATGATGAACCCGGCATGGGAGCCGTTGAGGTAGTAGCGGCGCCGGAACAGGGTGGCGTTCTCGTTGAGCCACGCCGACTGCAAGCTGCCGATGTAGTCCGGCACCCCGTAGATACCCTGGTCGATATCGGGCTCGAGCAGGTGGATCACCCGGCCCCGGGGCAGCTCCACCCGGTCGACGAAGTTGGGAACCCACCAATAGCGGTCGCCCTGGAGGCCGCCGCGGCGCATGTACCGCGCGCGAAGATGGCGGAACGGCAGGCGACTTCCCAGCCGACTCGCCACCTCCTCGAGGTAGCCGTTGCCGAACACCAGGTAGTCGAGAGCCAATCCGCTGAAGGTCTGCCGACCCAGCAGAGGATGCGGGACGAAGGTGCGCAACAGGATGTTGCGCTTCACCTGGAGCGCGCTGCCATGGTGCGCCGTTGCCCGGTAACTCTTCGCCAGAACGTCCAGCGGGATCGGCGGCTCGTACCACTCCTCCGGCGACATCCAAAGCCCCTCGTAGAAGAAGTCACGCATGCTGGTCACCGGCACCGGGTCGCCGAAGGCGAAGGCCTCGGCGCGCGCTGGCTGCGAGGTAGCAGCGGCGGCCGCCTCGCTGTCCGTGGTATAGGCGGGCACGCGAACGCGCGGCTTTTGGGTAGCGGTCTCGCTCATTCGGACATCTCCATGATAGAACGCCCGGCGCCTTCGGCCGGGCCGTCGATCGGTTCGTGATTCAGGGCGTGCATGGTCGCCCACGCGAGGTCCGCGTGGCCGGTCGCCTTGCTCCGTCCGCTGGTGTAGGTGTACTGGCGTCCGCCCGCCGTCAGCTCACGCTTGATGGCCATGAAGCTCTGGGCCATGTCACTCCAGCCCGCATCGAACTCGAGTCGCCCCTTGCGCATGATCTGCTGGGCCTGCATCACCATTGCCCCTTTCACCGCCACGTCGTAGCGGTAGCGGGTCAGCGTCGGGAACCACTTGGCGACGTGCTCGGCAACCGCTTCGCCCAGGCCGCTGACGTCGATGCCGATATGCTCGATGCGGTACTTCTGGCGGAACCCCTTGATGAAATCGGCCTGGGCCTCGTAGTCCTCGCCCTTGAGGCGGTGACGCTCCAGGATGCGGTGCTTCTCGTCTCGCGTGCGTGCCGGCAGCACCACCACCAGGCCCGCGCCGTCGCCATCCTCGCCGGTGCCCGTCGGGTCGTAGCCGATCCACACCCCGCGGTCGCCCGCCGGGCGAGGAGCGAATGGGCGGTAGTCGTCCCACTCTTCCCAGGCGTCCACCATGCAGGGGTGCACCAGGGTCAGCGGGAAGGCGCTCTGCGAATCGTCCACAAACTGGCACATCAGGAGGTTGGCGAACTCCTCCTGGCTATACTCGAGTCGCAGCTGGTCGAGGTCGAAGAGGTCGCAGCCGCCGGCGATGGCATCTTCCACCGTGACGATCTGGCGCCACTGGCCATCCGGGCACAGCGCACCATCGGCCAGCGAGGCATGCGAGGTGTCGAACTCCACCCGCTCCGCCTTCGGCCGGCGGCGGTTGAACATTTCGCCGCTCCAGAAGGGGTAGGCCTCATGCCCCAGGCTCGAGGGCGTCGAGAAGTAGGTCTGTCGCCACTTCTTGTGCATCGCCATGCCGCTGGTGACCTTGCGGAACTCCTGGAAGCGGTGAATCCAGAAATACTCGTCGAGATAGACGTCGCCGTGATAGCCCTGAGCCGTCTTCGAGTTGGTGCCCAGGAAGTGCAGCTCGGCGCCGTTATCCAACACCAGAGGGTCACCCTTCAGGTCGACATCGCACACCTCCTTCACGAACTGGAGGATGTAGTTCTTGAAGATATGCGCCTGGGCCTTCGAGGCACTGAGGAAGATCTTGTTGCGGCCGGTCTCGAAGGCGTCGACGATCGCCTCGCGAGCGAAGAAGAACGTCGCGCCGATCTGGCGGCTCTTGAGGATGTTGCGGATGCGGTGCTTCTGGCCCGCCTCGTACCAGTGCAGCTGGTACTGAAAGCTCGTCTCCAGGAAGGCCGCCTTGAGCTGCTCGATCTGCTCCTCGTCGAGGTAGTTGCGCCGTGCCTTCCGCTTGCGCGGCGCCTCGTTGCGGGCATTGATGTTCGGGTTGAGGTCCGACTCGCGGCCGGTCGCCTCGTACTTGTGCACCCGGGCCAGGCGCTCGATCTGCCGGCCGAGCAGGTCGATCTCCTTGAAGTCCTTGCCCTCCTTCGGCTCCTTGCCGATCAGCTGCACCATGCGCGCCTCGAGCGCGCCCTCCACGCGCTCGATGGGCGAGGCCTCATCCCAGCCGTCGCGGCGTTTCCAGCTGTGCAGGGTGGCCGGCTTCTCTTCCAGGAACTCGGCGATGCGCGCCACGCGCCACCCCTGCCAGTAGAGGTGGCGCGCGGTGATGCGCGGCGAGCCGAGGGTATCGGGGGGCATGGTCGTCATGCCGCCAGCGTAACCGCGCGCACGCAGCGCCCATGGACGCGCGAGTTGTAGGGCCCGGCACTACAACGCCGCCAAGTTGAGGCGCCCACGCAGGGCGCGGAACCTGACGGCAACGCCTGACCCGTTCCCAACCCACGAGGCAGCCATGGCAAAGTTTCGCGTCGCCACCGAAGGCGCAACCACCGACGGCCGCAAGATCTCACGCCAGTGGATCGAGCAGATGGCCAAGAACTTCGACCCCGCCAAGTACGGCGCCCGCGTGTGGATGGAGCACATGCGCGGCATGTTCCATGACGGCCCCTTCCAGGCCCTGGGCGACGTCACCGAGGTCGAGGCCCGCGAGGTCGAAGACGGCAAGCTCGCCCTGTTCGTCGAGATCGACCCCACCGACCGCCTCAAGCAGATGAACCAGGAGCGCCAGAAGGTCTACACCTCCATCGAGGTCGACCCCGAGTTCGCCGACACCGGCGAGGCGTATCTAGTAGGCCTGGCCGTCACTGACAGCCCCGCCAGCCTCGGCACCGACATGCTGCAATTCAGCGCCCAGCAGGGTGACAAGTCGCCGCTGGCCGCCCGCAAGCAGAAGGCCCACAACGTCTTCACCGCCGCCATCGAGACCGAGCTCGACTTCAGCGAGCCGCCCGCCGACCAGGGCCCCAGCCTGGCCGACAAGGTCAAGGCGCTGTTCAAGCGTCAGGACGCCAAGACCCAGAAGGGCCTCGAGGCCTTCCGCGCCGAGCTCGAGCAGACCCTCGAACTGTTCGTGCAGAAGCATGGTGAGCTGGCCGACGAGCTGGAGAGGCGCCCCACTGCCGAGGCGTTCAATACCCTGCAGGCCGCCCACGACAAGCTGAAGGCCGACTTCGACGCCCTCTACGCCCAGCTCGACCGCACCCCGGACACCCCCGAGCGCGCCCCCGCCGTCGGCGGCGGGAACACCGTACTCACCGACTGCTAAGGACCGCCGCCCATGCGTATCGAAACCCGTAAAGCCTATAACCAGCTGCTCTCACGCGTGGCCCAACTCTCCGGCGCTCCCAGCGCCACTGAGAGCTTCGCCGTTGAGCCCAGCGTCCAGCAGACCCTGGAATCCAAGATCCAGGAGTCCAGCGCCTTCCTGAGCAGCATCAACGTCCAGGGCGTGAACGAGCTCAAGGGGCAGAAGCTCGGTCTCGGCGTCTCCGGCCCGATCGCCAAGCGCACCGACGTCAGCGCCAAGGATCGCGCCACCAGCGACGTCTCCAGCCTCGAGGCGCACGACTACGAGTGCGTGTCCACCGAGTTCGACACCCACATCACCTGGGCCAAGCTGGATGCCTGGGCGCAGTTCCCCGACTTCCAGACTCGCGTGCGCAACGCCATCGTTCGCCAGCAAGCGCTCGACCGCATCATGATCGGCTTCAACGGCACCAGCGCCGCCGTAGAGTCCGACCCGGTCGCCAACCCGCTGCTGCAAGACGTCAACATCGGCTGGCTGCAGCACTACCGCGCCAACGCCGCCGCCCGTGTGCTCACCGAGGGTGCCAATGTTGGTGAAGTTCGAGTCGGCCCCGGCGGCGACTACGAGAACCTCGACGCCCTGGTCTACGACGTCGTCAACGAGATGATTGACCCCTGGCACCGCGGCAACACCGCCCTGCGCGCTATCGTCGGCCGCAAGCTGATGGCCGACAAATACTTCCCGCTGGTCAACAGCGACCTGCCGCCCAGTGAGCAACAGGCCGCCGACATGCTGATCAGCCAGAAGCGCATGGGAGGCGTTCAGGGCGCCCAGGTGCCCTTCATGCCGGACAACACCATCTTCATCACCGCGCCGGACAACCTGTCCATTTACTGGCAGCGCGGCAGCCGCCGGCGCTACCTCGAGGACAACCCGAAGCGCAACCGCGTGGAGAACTACGAGTCCTCCAACGACGCTTACGTGGTCGAGGACTACGGCTTCGGCTGCCTGGTCGAGAACATCGTCATCGGCGACTGGACCGGCGTCTAAGGAGGCGACTCATGACGAGCCCAGCCCGCAAGCACTTCCAGAAGGTCACCGCCGCGCAAGCGGCGGGGGCCACCCCGGAAGGCCAGGTGCAAACCGGCGACCAGTACGAGCTCCACGCCGCCGCCCTCTACGAGGCGCGGCGCACCCTCAAGGGCATCAAGTCCGTCAAGGCCAAGATCGAGAAGAAGCGCGAGCTGCTTCCCGAGTTCGATAGCTACATTGCCGGCGTCCTCGAGGCCGGCAACGGCGCCCAGGACGACGTGCTGATGACCGTGCTCGTCTGGCGCATCGACGTCGGCGACCTGCCCGGCGCCCTGGACATTGCCGAGTACGCCATGCAGCACGACCTCCAGACCCCCGACCGCTACGAGCGCGACACCGCCTCGCTCATCGCCGAGGAGATCGCCGACCAGGCCCTGCGCATGCTCGCCGAGGAAGGTGCCGACGCCCCCGCCCTGGTCGAGATCCTCGCGCGCACGGCCCAGATCACCGCCGAGCACGACATGCACGACGAGATCCGCGCCAAGCTGCACAAGGCCCTGGGGTATGCCCATCGGGATGCAGGGAGCCTGCAGTTCGCCCTCGAGGATCTCCAGCTCGCCCTCTCGCTCAATGAGCGCGTCGGCGTCAAGAAGGACATCGAGAAGCTCGAGCGCGAGCTCAAGAACGCCGCCCAGGGCGAAAGCGCCCAGGGCTGACCCCGAGTCGCACGCCGACGCCAAGGGGGCACCGGGCCAGCGAGGAATCTCTCCCCACGCTGCTCCCCGGTTCACCCCCTTCCTTGAGAGGTCGCCATGTCACTCATCGCCTACGGCACCGGCGAAGCCAGCACTCCCGCCGCCGCCATCACCAACAACGGCTTCTGGCCGGCCATCGAGCCGGAGGCGTTCCGCGACGCCGAGCGCGCCGACACCACCATCACCGCCGCCCGGGTCGAGCACGCCCTTCGCGTCGCCATGGCCGACGTCAACCGCCAGCTCGCCGCCTGGCAGGCCGCCCGTGAAGAGGAGGGCGCCGCCACCCTCGAGGACGTCACCCCGCCCAGCTGGCAGCTGCCCGGCGCCTACCCGCTGCTCTACCGCCGCGCCGTCTACGCCACCGCCATGGCCAGTCTGCTCGAGCGCTATCGCGACCACAGCGCCACCGGCGAGGGCGACGAGCGGGGCGAGGCCAAGGACCTCGCCGCCGACGACTACCGCCGCGACGCCCGCTGGGCCGTCAGCGAGATCCTGGGCCGCACCCATACCACGGTGGAGCTGATCTGATGCCGCAGGTGCGCACCCACCAGGGCGAAACTCTCGACGCCCTCTGCTACCGCATCCTCGGCTACACCGAGGGCGCCACCGAGCAGGCCCTCGAACTCAACCCCGGGCTCGCCGAGCTGGGCCCCATCCTGCCCCACGGCACCCTGGTCACGCTGCCGGAAGAGCAGCGCCGCCCACGCACACAAGAAACCGTCCAGCTCTGGAGCTGACGCAGACGCAGAGGAACCCATGGCAGAACCCAGCACCGTCACCGCCGCCGGCACCGCCAGCCTCACCGCCGTTATCGTCAGCATGCTGCCGGGCATCGACGCCAACGCTGTGATCGGGGCCTTTTGCGGTGCCAGCCTGTTCGTGATCAGCGCCAAGGATCTCGGGCTCTTCGAGCGGCTCGCCTACCTGATCATCTCGTTTCTGATCGGCTACCTGGGCGGCCCCGCCACCCTGGGCAGCGCCCTCGAGCACTCCGCCGTGTCGGCATTCACCGCCGCCGCGGTCACCGTCACCGCCGGGCTACGGGCCATCGAGGGCGTCAAGACCATCGACCTCAAGGCCTGGTTGGGAGGCAAGAAGTGACCACCCCTGCACTGCTCGCGGTGATCGCCGCCATGGTGATCATCATCCGCATCCTCACCTTCCGCCGCCGCGGCAGCCGCTACCGCCCCGGCATCGCCGTGGTCGCCTGGCTGCTGGTGGCCATCAACACCTGGCTAGCCGTCCGCATCCTTGCCGCCGGCCACCTCGACGCCTGGTGGCTCGCCCTGCTGCTGATCGGCATCGCCATCGGCCTGCTACGCGCCGGCGGCAACCTCGCCCACCTACTGCGCCCGCTCTGGCCCTGGAGATAGAGATGCTTCGCTACGGAGACACCGGCCCCGCCGTCGAACGCCTGCAACAAGAGCTCCGCCGCCGCGGCATGGGCCTCACCGCCGACGGCATCTTCGGCCCCGCCACCCAGGCCGCCGTGCGCGCCTTCCAGCGCGAGCAGGGCCTGGTCATCGACGGCATCGCCGGCCGCAAGACCCAGGCAGCGCTCTACCAGGAGAAGGGCGACAAGGCGCTCCGCCAGATCGACCTCGTCGGTGCCGCCGAGACGCTCGGCGTCGAGCTCGCCGCCGTGATGGCCGTCAACGAGGTCGAGAGCCGCGGCGTCGGCTTCCACCATGGCGGCGCCCGGCACAACGCGCCCATCATCCTCTACGAGCGCCACATCATGCGCCGCCGCCTACAGCATCACGGCATCAATCCCACGCCTCACCAGCGCCGCTACCCCAGCCTGGTCAACGACAGGCCCGGCGGCTACCGCGGCGGCCCCCGCGAGCACGACCGCCTCGAGGCCGCCGCCGAGATCCACGAAGAGTCCGCCATCGAGTCCTGTTCGTGGGGCCTGTTCCAGATCATGGGCTTCCACTGGAAGGCCCTCGGCTACGCCAGCGCCCACGCCTGGCGCGAAGCCATGCGCGCCAGTGAGGGCCACCAGCTCGAGGCCTTCGTGCGCTTCATCGAGACCAGCCCCGCCATCCATGCCGCCCTGCGCCGGCACGACTGGCGCGACTTCGCCCGGCGCTACAACGGGCCCGACTTCGAGCGTAACGACTACGACACCAAACTAGCCGCCGCCTATCGTCGCCACGCCGCCGCCCTGGCCGCCTGAAAGGAGCCCCCATGAATCTCGTCAGCAAGCTGCTCGGCACCGTCGCCGGCCCCGTCTTCGAGGTCATCGACCAGGCCGTCACCGACAAGGACCAGGCCAACCGACTCAAGGCCGAACTCCAGCGCCGCCTGATCGACCAGCAAGACGCCACCCTTCAGGCGCGCATGAAGGTCATCCTCGCCGAGGCAGGCGGCGAAAGCTGGGCCCAGCGCAACTGGCGGCCGGTGCTGATGCTGGTCATCGTCGCCATCGTCGCCAACAACTACCTGCTCGCCCCCTACCTCGGCGCCGTGTTCGGTACCGGCCTCAGCCTCGAGCTGCCCGAGCGCCTGTGGGATCTCATGACCCTGGGCGTCGGCGGCTACATTGCCGGCCGTAGCGTCGAGAAGACCGCCGAGCGAATCAAGGGCAAGCGCGGCAGCTTCCTCGATGAGGTGGTAAAGTGAAGAAGCTCGCCTCACTCCGCCAGCACCTTCTCGAGCGCATCCCCGGGCTCAAGCGCAACCCCGATCGGCTGCTCACTTTCATCGAGGATGGCCGCATCGAGTTCCACCGCGGCGCCCACCTCTCGCACCAGTACCAGGTGCCCGCGCGCGTGGTCATCACCGACCACGCCGGCGAGCTCGACACCGTGATCATCCCGCTGCTGCAGTGGCTCAGCCGCTACCAGCCCGACCTGGTGCCCGAGGAAGCCGTAAGCTTCCAGGCCGAGCTGCTCAACAATCAGCGCTGGGATCTCGCCATCGACGTCACCCTCACCGAGCGCGTGGTCGCCGTGGTCGACTGCGACGCCGGCACCATCCATGTCGACCACCGCATGCCCGAGTTCCCGATCGACCCCTGTGCCGCCGGCAACTGGCAGCTCTACATCCGCGCCGTCGACGACAGCGAAGAGTACGACCTGGTCGCCGAGTGGGAGCAATAACGTGAGCGATGACCTGGACGCCCTGGAGGACTGGGCCGCCCCGCTACTCGAGCGCCTGCAGCCCGGAGAACGCCGCAAGCTCGCCCGCGATATTGCCCGCGAGCTGCGCAAACGCCAGGCCGCGCGCATCAAAGCCCAGAAGAACCCAGACGGCAGCCCCTTCGAGCCCCGCAAGCCCCAGGCCCGCGCCCAGGCCGGGGCCATCCGCCGCGGCGCCATGTTCACCAAGATCCGCCAGGCCAAGCACCTCAAGGCCCGCGGCCGTGGTGATGATGCCCAGGTGGGCTTCTTCAGCCGCGTCGCGCGCATCGCCCGGGTGCACCAGTACGGCCTGCGCGACAACGTCGATCGCAATGGCCCATCGTACGACTACCCCGAGCGCCGCCTGCTCGGCTACTCCGACGCCGACCGTGCCCTGGTGCGTGACATGCTCCTCGACCACCTCGGCGACGACCTCTAACCCGCCCTCCGTTGTAGCGCCACACCCTACAACCCCGCACGCTAGAGCCGCCGCCCGCCAGCGGCAACGATGGCCGCATGAGCCAACGCCCACTGCATAGCGCCGCCGAGCTGCTGCGCCTGATCCATAACCTGATCCGCCTCGGCACCGTCGCCGAGGTGGATCACGCCTCCGCGCGCTGCCGGGTGCAGATCGGCGAGCTCACCACCGCCTGGCTGCCGTGGCTCGAAGAGCGCGCCGGCACCACCCGCACCTGGAACCCGCCCACCGTGGGCGAGCAGGTGGTGGTGTTCGCTCCAGGGGGCGACATGGCCAGCGCCGTGGTGCTCGCCGGCCTCTACCGCGCCACGCACCCCGCGCCCAGCGACAGCCCCGACGTGTGGCGCGAGGTGATGCCCGATGGCGCCGTTATCGAGTACGACCACGCCGCCCACCGGCTGCTGGCCGAAACCGGGCCCAGCAAGATCGTCATGGACCGCGACCGCATCCTGCTCGAAAGCAACGGCAGCACCATCGAGCTCGACGCCAGCGGCATCCGCCTCAACGGCGCCCGCATCGACCTCAACTGACCCCAGGAGCCCGCATGCCCGCAGTGACCCGCAAAGGCGACAGCTGTACCGGCCACGGCAGCTTTCCGCCGCGCCCCAGCACCGGCGGCAGCGGCAGCGTCTACGCCAATGGCATCGCCGTGCATCGCCAGGGCGACGGCTGGGCCACCCACTGCAACGCCACCCCGGTATGCCATGGCGGCAGCCTCGCCGCCGGCTCCGGCAGCGTCTACGCCAACGGCGCCCAGCTCGGCCGCATCGGCGACCCCGTTGACTGTGGGTCATCCGTCGCCGCCGGCTCCGGCAACGTCTACGCAGGGGGCTGATCATGACCGGCATGAACGCCAGCACTGGCCGCGCCCTGGAGGGCATCGAGCATATCCAGCAGAGCGTGCGCGACATCCTCACCACGCCCATCGGCTCGCGCGTCATGCGCCGCGACTACGGCAGCCTGCTGCCCGAACTCATCGACATGCCGCTCAACGACGCCACCCTGCTGCAGGCCTACTCCGCCAGCGTCATGGCGCTCATCCGCTGGGAGCCGCGCATCCGCGTCACCGCTATCCGCCGCGCCGTCAGCACCACCCAGCCCGGCACCGCCGTGCTCGAGATCGAAGGGCGGACCGCCGCCGGCGAGCCGCTCGCAATGGAGGTGGCCATCGCATGAGCAGGACCGCCCTGATCGACCTTTCCCGGCTGCCCCGGCCCGACTTCGTCACCCTGCAGGACTTCGAGACCCTGCTCGCCGAGATCCGCGTCGACTTCCTGGAGGCACTGCCCAGCGCCAAGCGTGACGAGATCGCCGCCACCCTCGAGCTGGAGAGCGAGCCACTCACCAAACTGCTCGAGCTCAGCGCCTACCGCATCATGATCGAGCGTCAGGCTTTCAACGACCGCGCCGCGCGCCTCATGCTCGCCTACGCCCAGGGCGCCGAGCTGGATCACATCGGCGTGACCTATTACCAGACCGAGCGCCTCACCTCCTCGGCTGGCGAGCCCGAGAGCGACGAGGACTACCTGCGCCGCCTGCTGCTCGCCTACGACGGCTACAGCACCGCCGGCGCCCGCGACGCCTACGTCTATCACGCGCTCGCCGCCGACGGTGACGTCCTCGACGCCGCCGTCACCAGCTCCCGCGCCGGCGTGGTCACCGTCACCGTGCTGTCGCGCCAGGGCAACGGCACCGCCTCCGCTGCCCTGGTCAGTGCCGTGGACGTCGCGCTTTCCGCCGAGACCGTGCGCCCTCTCAACGACCAGGTCGAAGTGCAGAGCGCCGCCGTCACCGAGTACGAGATCCGCGCCACCCTCACCATCCGCGAAGGCCCGGCCAAGAGCGTGGTCGCCAAAGCCGCCCGCGCCGCCGCCGAAGCCTACGCCGCCGATCGCCACCGCCTCGGCCTGCCCGTCGTGCGCGATGCGGTGCTGGCCGCCTTGTGGGTCGAGAGCGTCGAGCATGTCGAGCTGCAAAGCCCCACCGCCGATATTCCGCGCGACAGCCACCAGGCCGCCTACTGCACGCTGATCGAGGTGGACTATGTCGAATAGCCGCTCGCTGCTGCCGCCCAGCGCCACGCCGCTCGAGCGCGCCTATGAAGGCGCCACCGACCGGTTAAAGGCGCCGCGCGTCGACACGCTCTGGGACCCCTGGGCATGCCCCGCGCACCTGCTGCCCTGGCTCGCCTGGGCGGTGCGCGTCAGCGAGTGGAGCGACGACTGGCCCGAGGCCACCAAACGCCGCGCTATCGCCTCCAGCATGGAGATCGCCCGCCGCCGGGGCAGCGTCTGGTCAGTACGCGAGGCCCTGCGCGCCGCCGGCTACGCTGATGCCGAGGTCGAGGAAGGGCTGCCCGTGCTGCGCCATGACGGCGTGCAGCTGCGCGACGGCACCGAGACCTACGGCGGCGGCAACCGCTGGGCCATGTTCCGACTGATCGCCGACATCGGCGAAGACAAGGGCGTCGGCGGTGACGAGCTCGCGCGCCTGCTGCGCCTGATCGACGCCGCCAAGCCGGTGCGCTCCGAGCTGCGCGAAATCGTCTACCGCTCAAGCGTCAGCGACCAGCTCGCCACCGATGACCAGCTCGGCATGGCAGTGCAGCCTCAGCTATCCGAGGTTCGCCCCGCCGGGCGCCGCCGAGATGGCAGCCTGCTGCGCCACAACGCCAACCGCCTGCCGCCGGCGCCGCTGCGACGCGACCTCAGCTGGTTCCGCAACGGCGAGATCCTGCGCACCGGCGTTTCGCCCTACGCCGAGTGGGAGATCACCGGCGAAACCCGAGACAACGTCTGGGACCTGGCAAACCTGGCCGTGAGCGCCGACATGAGCGAGCAGCACGCCGCCCATCGCCCCGGGCGCGGGGGCCTCGGCCGCCGAGATGGCGCGCTGAGCTACGGCACCGCCATGCCCGCCCTGTTCGATGCCGCCGCGCTCAGCATCACCGTGCGCCGCCTCCGCAACGCCCGCATCCAGCGCAACGCCAGCGCCCGGCGGGCCGCCACCGAAACCCAGAACGCCACCCTGTGAGGACCCCATGACCCTACGCCTGCGCGACCACCAGGACATGACCGGCATCCTGGAGCTCAACGTCTACCGCGGCGGCGAGCTGATCGACGGCTTCCGCGACGAGAACCTCATCGTCGACGGCGCCCGCGACATGCTCGCCCGCCTGATCGCCGGCGACGGCAGCGGCGAAGCCGTCACCCGCATCGGCTTCGGCAGCGGCTCAAGCCCGGCCAGCCCCGACGACACCGCGCTCACCGGGGCCTACGTGCGCAACCTCACCGGGCACAGCTACCCAGCGCCCGGCCAGGTGCGCTTCAGCTTCTCGCTCGCCACCAGCGAGGCCAACGGCATCGCCATCCGCGAGTTCGGGCTCATCACCGCCAGTGGCGAGCTCTTCAGCCGCAAGGTGCGCGGCATCATCGAGAAAAACGACGACATCAGCTTCGACGGCACCTGGACCATCATCTTCTAAGGAGACCGCCCCATGGCCAACGTCCCGGAATCCCCCCAGTGGGAAAACGGCATCTACCAGTTCGAGACCACCGACCCGGTGCAAGGCGGGCCCGATGGCATCGACAACCTGCCCAGCAAGCAGCTCGCCAACCGCACCGCCTACCTAAAGAAGAACCTCGAGGCGCTGCAACAGTCCGTCGACGCCGTCGGCGTGGAGGGGCAGAACGCCCTGTGGATCGCCGTCGAGCAAGCGCTCTCCTTCGCCGGCCTGCTCGAGCAGGAGCTGCACCGTCAGCAAACCGTGCGCCACCAGGAGGGCGAGTTCCTGCTCACCAACCGCGGCATCATCCGCGGCTGCGCCCTGAGCAAGTCCACCACCGCCAACCGCAACCTCGGCATCGCCTCCGGCGCCGTGTTCATGCTCGGCCGCGAGTGGGGCCTGGCCGCCGAAGACAACGCCGCCGCCGTGCCCAGCAACTCCAGCAGCACCACCGCCACCGCCATCGCCTACCTGATCGACGCCGGCGCCGGCCTGGTGCTGGCCGTCACCGGCCTCAACGAGGAGCCCCCGGCCGACGCCCTGGCACTCGCCTCGCTCACCATTCCCGCCGGCAACAATGGCACCACCGACCCCTACCTCGCCAGCGTTTCGATCACCACCATCGCGCGCACCGAGCCCGACTGGCCGTGGGTCCAGTCCAGCCCCGTCTATCAGCAGCAAGACTTCCCCGCCGTGATGGGCGGCGACCACTACGCCCTGGAGCTCGACGTCATCAGCTTTGAAGGGAGCCAGCCGCCCACCCTCACCGCCGACGCCGACGACCGAGCCCGCAACACCTTCCGCGCTTACCTGATGGGCACGGCCGACAACGTGCGCTGCCGCTATGTCGCACACCTGATGGATCAGTAAGGAGATTGCCATGCAAGTTCGCACCATGGGCCAGGGCCCGCACCCTGACTTCAGCATCGCCGAGGGCATCGTCACTGTCTGCGGCGTGGCCATTGACTGCGCCGAGCACCAGGCCGACAGCCAAGTGATCGTCGACGTGCGCCAGAAAGACGGCATAGCCCAGCTGGGCGGCGACGGCTACCAGATAGCCAGCGTGCGCATCCCGCCGCGCCAGTACCAGGAAGTGGAAGGCGAGCCGATGGAAGGCGAGGAAGAGCCCTCCACCCTCCGCGAAGCCCAGCCACTCGACCCGCGCCAGGTGGAAGTCACCATCTGGCCCGCCATCTAACCCCAGGAGAGCATCATGTCCATCATCATCGCCTCACCAGACAGCCTGCGCGCCCAGGTCGAAGCGGCCACCGGCGGTAAGGTCACCGTGCTGTATGACGACAAGGGCTTCCCCAGCCTGATGCACGTCATCCCCAAGTTCCGCTACGAGGATCTCGGCATCGACGCCACCTTCGGCACCGGCGTCGCCACTGCCTTCATCAAGGGCAACACCGAGCTGCCTGAGATCTTCATCGGCCAGTACCATGCCCAGGTGCACGACGGCCGCGCCGTCAGCCTGCCGGGCCGCGACCCGCGGGCCTCGATCAACTACGACAGCGCCAAGGCCGCCTGTGCCGCCAAGGGCGCCGGCTGGCACCTGATGACCATGCACGAGTGGGCCGCCATCGCCCTGTGGTGCCACGCCCAGGGCTTCATCCCGCGCGGCAACACTAACTACGGCCGCGCCCACGATGCCACCCACGAGATCGGCCGCCGTCAGGATGGCGGCACAGCCGGCGAAGCCAGCGGCACCGCGCGCATCCTCACCGGCTCCGGTCCGGCCAGTTGGCGGCACGACAACAGCATGGGCGGCATCGCCGACCTCGTCGGCAACGTGTGGGAGTGGCAACACGGCATGAAGCTGGTCGACGGCCAGATCCACCTCCTCGAGGACAACAGCTTCGATGAGGACGAGGCCAACTGGACCGCCATGGGGCACTACATCAGCAACGAAGGAGGCGCCCCTACGCTGAAAAACAGCAGCCCCGTGGTGGAAGACGCCGGCATCAGCGTCAGCCAGTGGGACAACCTGGCCAAGGATGCCGGCTACACCGAATCGCAGCTGCTCCAGCGCCTGCTGATCAGCCCCGCCGACGTCTCGATGCAGGGGAGCTTCTACGTCAACACCAGCGGCGAGCGGTTCCCGATCCGTGGCGGCGGCTGGGGCAGCGGGTACGCTGCCGGCCTCGGCGCGTTGGACCTGCGCAGCGCGCGCACGGACACGATCAGCGGTCTCGGGTTCCGCCCCGCTTTCGCACTCTGACATCCGCCCACCCGACAACCAGGATGGCCCGGCGATAGCCGGGCCGCACCGACATGACCCAGCCTGCAGAGCTCAGGATTCGCAAGCACACGGAGGAGATGATTGGTTATGCCTATGTCGCACTCAAGCAGTTCCCCAAGGCCGAGCGTCACGTGCTCTCGGCCGAGATCCGCGCCGCCTGCTGGCGGCTGCTGCGGCTCATCATCATCTGCAACAAGCGCTACTTCAAAAAGACCACGCTCCAGGAGCTGGATGCCGAGCTCGATCTCCTGCGCTCGCTGGTGCGCATGGCCCACGAACTCGGCTTCCTGCCGCTCAAGCAATACGAGCATCTCGCCCGCGACCTTGACGCCATCGGCGGCATGACGGGCAACTGGATCAAGGCCATGCGCGCCCGCGCATAGCCATGATCGGGCTGGGAGTTACTAGCGGTTCCCGATCCGTGGCGGCAACTGGAACAACGGTTCCAATGCCGGCCTCGGCGCGTTGAACTTGAACAACGCGCGCACGAACACGAACAGCAATATCGGGTTCCGCCCCGCTCTTGGATGTCTCAGGCCCGAAGCCTGGTGCTCACGGGCACCAGGACAGCGCCATTCAAAAGGACGCCCAGCCCCCGGCGCTTGCCGAAAAACGCAATCGGCGCGGCGGCGAGTATTCAGGAAAATCGCCGCGCCCACCCATCCCGCAAGGAAGCCAGCATGAAACGCCACTTCGATCTCTTCGAGCGCTTCGCCACCTTCGAGGCGCTTTACCGCGGTCACCTCAAGGCCCGCCGCGGCAAGCGCGACCGCCCCGAGGTGATGCGCTTCAGCCAGAACCTAGAGCCCAACCTCCTCCAGATCCAGCGCGAACTTCTCGCCGGCACCTACCGCACCGGCGCCTATCGCTACTTCCGCGTCTTCGAGCCCAAGGAGCGCACCGTCGCCGCACTCCCCTACCGCGACCGCGTGATGCAGCACGCCCTGGTCGGCGTGCTCGAGCCCATCTGGGAGCCCACCTTTCATCACGACAGCTACGCCTGCCGCCCTGGCAAGGGCATGCACCTGGGCGCCGACCGCGCCCAGCAGTTCCTGCGTCAGGTGGAGCGCGGCCACGGCCGCGTGTACGTGCTCAAGGCCGACATCAGCAAATACTTCAACTCCATCGACCATGGCGTGCTCAAGCGGCTGCTGCGCCGGCGCATCGGCTGCCCGCGCACCCTCGCCGTGTGTGACGAGATCATCGACACCAGCGCCGTGATCGGCGACCTCGCACCCAAGGGCCTGCCCATCGGCAACCTCACCAGCCAGCTCTGGGCCAACGTCTACCTTCACGAGCTCGACGACTTCGTGAAGCACGGCCTGCGCGAGCGCCGCTACCTGCGCTATATGGACGACTTCTGCGTGGTCCACCACGACAAGGCCCACCTCCACCGAATCCGCCACGACATCGAAGTGTTCCTCTGGGACCAGCTGCGCCTCACCACCAACCACAAGACCCAGGTATTCCCCGTCAGCAACACCCACGGCCGCGGCCTCGACTTCCTCGGCTACAAGATCTGGCCGCACCGCCGCCGCGTGCGGAAGGACAGCGTGCTGCGCATGCGCAAGAAGATGCGCCGCCTCCAGCGCCACTACGCCCAGGGCCGCGTCGAGCTCGAAGACGTGCGCGCCGTGGTCGCCAGCTGGCTCGGCCACGTCAGCCACGCCGACAGCGAGCACCTGAGAGCCGAGCTCCTGGGGCAGTACGTATTCAGGCGGGAATAGCCCGGCATGTTGTAGCCCCACCATCCACAACGCCCAGCGCTAGAGCCCCCGCCGCGCGCGCGCAAGCATGGCGACACGCACTGCTGCACCGTTCACCCTGCCCAGGAGCGCCCCATGGCCCAGGACTACCACCACGGCATCCGTGTCGTCGAAATCAACGAGGGCACCCGGCCCATCCGCACCGTGGCCACCGCGGTCATCGGCCTGGTGGCCACCGCGCCCAACGCCGCCGCCGGCACCGCCGCCGAGCTGCTGCTCGAGTTCGCCGCCGCGGGCTCCGGCGTCACCTACACCGCCGCTGCGGCCGGCACCGCTGGCAACGCCATCCGCATCCGCTACGTCGACCCGGGCACCGCCTCCGCGTCGCTCAGCGTGGCCACCGTCGAGAACGACATCACCGTCACCCTGGCCACCGACGTCGATAGCGAGATCTCCAGCACCGCCGCCGACATCGCCAGCGCCGTCAACACCGACCCCGACGCCAGCGCCCTGGTCACCGCCGCCGAATCCGGTACCGGCGCCGGCGTCGTTTCCGCCATCGGCTACCAGGCCCTCACCGGCGGCGAAGACGAGCCCTTCCCGCTGGACACCCCGGTGCTGCTCACCGATCTGCTCGCCGCCCAGGGCGACGCCGGCGAGGAGGGCACCCTGGCCCGCGCGCTCGACGGTATCGCCAAGCAGGCCAAGACCCTGGTGGTCGTCGTGCGCGTGGAGGAAGGCGCCGACCCCGAGGCCACCAAGTCCAACGTCATCGGTGGCGTGGATGCCAGCGGCAAGAAGCTCGGCATGCAGGCCCTGCTCGCCGCCGAGCAGCGCCTCGGCGTAAAGCCGCGCATCCTCGGCGCCCCCGATCTCGACGACGCCGACGTCACCAGTGCCATGATCAGCATCGCCCAGAAGCTGCGTGCCTTCGTCTACGCCAGCGCCGGCGACTCTGCGACCATCGAAGAAGCGGCCATGTACCGAGAGAACTTCGGCGCCCGCGAGTGCATGGTCATCTGGCCCAAGTTCACCGGCTGGGACACCGCCACCAACAGCACCCGCAACCTCTCCGCCGTGGCCCGTGCCATGGGCATGCGCGCCAAGCTGGACAACGAGATCGGCTGGCACAAGACGCTCTCCAACCGCCCCGTCAACGGCGTCACCGGCATCAGCCAGGACGTCTTCTGGGATCTCCAGGACCCCAACACCGACGCCGGCTACCTCAACAGCCACGAGGTCACCACGCTCATCCAGCGCGGCGGCTTCCGCTTCTGGGGCTCGCGCACCTGCTCCATCGACCCGCTGTTCGCCTTCGAGAACTACACCCGCACCGCCCAGATCATCGCCGACACCATCGCCGAGGCGCACCTCTGGGCCGTCGACCTTCCCATGCACCCCAGCCTGGTGAAGGACATCATCGAGGGCATCAACGCCAAGTTCCGCGAGTGGATTCGCCAGGGCTACCTCCTGGGCGGCCAGGCCTGGTTCGATGCCGAGCTCAACAGCCCCGAGGTGCTCAAGAGCGGCAAGCTCTACATCGACTACGACTACACCCCGGTGCCCCCGCTCGAGAACCTGATGTTCCAGCAGCGCATCACCGACCGCTACCTCGTCGACTTCGCCGACCGCGTCGCCGCCGCCTGAACCTGATAGGAGAACCGCGTTATGGCACTCCCCCGCAAGCTGAAAGACTTCAACCTCTTCGGCGACGGCAACAACTGGCAGGGGCAGATCCCCGGCCTCACCCTGCCCGAGCTCGCCCGCGCCGTGGAGGAATACCGCGGCGGCGGCATGGATGGCGCCGTCGAGATCGACCACGGCCAGGAGATCATCGAGTTCGCCTGGACCGCCGGCGGCATCATCGCCGAGATCTTCACCGAGTACGGCACCTCCGTGCACGACGCCAACCTGCTGCGCTTCGCCGGCTCCTACGAGAGCGACGAAACCGCCGAGGTCATCCCCGTCGAGGTCACCGTGCGTGGCCGCCACAAGACCATCGCCATGGGCGAGGTCGAAGGCGGCGGCAACAACACCATCGAGGTCACCACCACCTGCACCTACTACAAGCTGGTGGTCAACGGCGAGGAGATCATCGAGATCGACATCCCCGGCAACGTCTTCCGCGTGCGCGGCGTCGACCGCCTCGCCGAGCGTCGCCAAGCCCTCGGTCTGTAAAGAGCGCGCCTGTAAGCCCACACCCAACCGGGCGGCCCCACCGGGGCCGCCACCCCTACTCCAGGAGAGAACCCCATGACCCAGAACGCCGCCGAAACCCCGGTCGCCGAGCTGCCCCGCGTCGCCACCGAAACCGTCGAGCTGGATACCCCGCTCGCCCGCGGCAAGACCACCGTCACCGAGATCCACGTCCGCAAGCCCAAGAGCGGCGCCCTGCGCGGCGTGGCCCTGGCCGACGTGCTCAACATGGACGTCCAGGCACTCACCCGCGTGCTGCCTCGCATCACCGAGCCCGCCCTCTCCGAAGCCGAGCTGCGCGACATGGACCCCGCCGACCTCGTCCAGCTGGGCAACGTGGTGGCCAATTTTTTGCTACCCAAGCGCATGAAGGCAGAAGCCGAGACCTGAGCCTGCCCAACCGCGTCGAGGACGCCATGGCCGACCTGGCCATGGTGTTCCACTGGGGCCCCGCCGAGATGGACCCCATGCCCCTCGAAGAGCTCGCCGACTGGCGAGAACGCGCCCGCCAACGCCTCGAGCCGCCCAAGCAAGCGCGGCGCGGCCGATAACCAGGAGCCGGCATGGCCAAGGATCTGAATCTTTCCGTCACCCTCAAGGCCATCAACAAGGCCACCGGCCCCCTCAAGAAGATCCTCCAGGGCAGCCGCGCCGTCGGCCGCGCCATGAGGGAAACCCGCGACGAGCTGCGTGGCTTCAACGACCAGCAGAAGCGCATCAGCGCCTTCCGCGACATGTCGCGCCAGAGCCTCGAGACCCGCAACGCCCTGCGCGAGAAACGCGCCGAGCTCGACCGCGTCAGCCAGGAGCTGAAGAACGCCACCGGCCCCACCCGGCGCCTCACCCAGCAGCAGGAGCGCGCCCAGCGCGAGGTCGACAAGCTCAACACCGAATACCGCGAACAGCGCGACCGCGTGCGCGAACTCTCCCGCGGCCTGCCCCGCGCCGAGGACGGCACCCGTGGGCTCGCCCAGCAGCAGGAGCGCCTCGCCCGCCAGGCCCGCGAGGCCACCGAGCGCCTCAACCGCCAGCGCGACGCCATGCGGCGCCTCACCGATGCCAACGTCAGCGGCCGCTTCAACAACATGGCCGGCGAGATCGGCCGCCTCGGCCGGCGCACCCTGTTCGCCGCCGGCGCCGCCGCCGGCGGCATCTTCGGCATCGCCAACTCCACCGCCACCCTCGGCGACGACGTCGCCAAGACCTCGGCCAAGATCGGTATCAGCACCCAGGAGCTCCAGGAGCTGCGCTACGCCGCCGAGCGCTCCGGCGTCAGCACCCAGAAGCTCGACAGCTCAACCGAGCGCTTCGTCAAACGCCTCGGCGAGGCCCGCCAGGGCGGTGGTGCCGCCGCCAAGGCCTACGAGCAGCTCGGCCTCGATGCCAACAAACTCGCCGAGCTCACCCCGGCCCAGTCGCTGCGCGTGGTGGCCGACGAGCTCGCCAAGGTGGAAAACCACAGCGACCGCGTCGCCCTGGCCGCCCAGTTCTTCGGGCGTGAGGGCGTGGCCATGATCAACATGCTCAAGGACGGCAGCGCAGGGCTCGACCAGTACGCCCGCGACGCCCGGCGCGTCGGCTTCGCGCTCGGCGACGACGCCGCCGCCGGCTCCGAGGCCTTCAAGGACGCCATGCTCGACGCCGGGCTCAGCCTCCAGGGCATGAAGAACACCATCGGCGCCGAGCTGATGCCCGCCATCACCGACCTGATGAAAGAGTTCTCCGGCTGGATGCGTGAAAATCGCGAGCAGGTCAAGGCCTTCGCCCGCACCTTCGGCGAGCGCCTCAAGGCCGCCGTGCCCACCATCCTCCAGCTGGGCCGCGGGGTGGCCACCTTCGCCGCCACCCTGGGCGACCTCACCACCAAGGCCGCCGCCGCCGTGGGCGGCTTCGACAACCTCGCCTTCGTCGTCGGCGGGCTGTTCGCCGGCAAGGCCATCCTCAGCGTGGTCAGCTTCGCGGTGGGCGTGGGCAAGGCCATCGGCGCCCTGTCATCGTTTGCCAGCACCCTGCCCATCGTCACTGGCGCCGTAAAGGCGCTCGGCATCGCCTTCGCTGCCACGCCGCTGGGATGGGTCGTCGCCGGCATCACCGCCATAGCGATGTCGGCAGCGCTGGTCATCAAGTACTGGAAGCCCATCAAGGCGTTCTTCGCCGGCTTGGGCCAAGGGATCAGGGATGGCCTTTCGCCTCTACTGACTTCGCTTGCGCCTGCTCTAGCAACGATTAAGGCGGTGCTTTCTCCGCTCAAGCCGATATGGGATGGCATCGCATCGGCGATGGGCACTGTGTGGGGGTGGGTCACCAAGCTGCTTGCACCAGTGGAATCCACCAGCGAAAGCCTGGAAGCCGCGACCAACGCCGGCCGCCTTTTCGGCGAGGCGCTGGCCGGCATCATCAACTTCATTCCCAATGCCATCGCCGATTTTTCCGCACTTGGCGTCAGCCTGATCGACGGCCTGATCGGCGGCATCGACGCCAAGTGGCAGGCCCTGCGCGAGAAGATCAGCGGCATGGCCAGCGGCATCACCGGCTGGTTCAAGGAGAAGCTCGGCATCGCCAGCCCCTCCAGGGTGTTCGCCGGCTTCGGCGCCAACCTGCTCGACGGCCTGATCAACGGCATCGACGAGAAGTGGCAGCTGCTCAAGGACAAGATCGGCGCCACCGCCGGCGCGGTGACCAACTGGTTCAAGGACAAGCTCGGCATCAACTCGCCCTCCAAGGTGTTCGCCGAGTTCGGCGTCAACACCATGCAGGGCTACCAGGCCGGCATCGAGCGCGGCGAAGACCAGCCCCTGCGCGAGATGGGCGCCTTCACCCGCCGCCTGCAGCAGGCCGGGCTCGCCCTGGGCGCCGCCGCCGCGGCCAGCGGTGCCCCCGCCGGGCAGGGCGCCCCGCTGGGCATGCCCGCCTTCGACGCCCGCCCGCCGCTCACCGCGCCAAGCGGCGGAAGCAGCAGCGTTACCATCGGCGACATCCATGTTCACGCCGCCCCCGGCATGGACGAGCAGGCCCTGGCCCAGCGCGTGGCCGCCGAGGTGCAGCGCGCCCTGGCCGCCGCCGAGCGCGACGCCGCCGCCCGCCGGCGCAGCGCCTTCCACGACATCGACTGACGCTCGCCACACAAGGAGCCACCGCCATGATGATGGCCTACGGCATGTTCGTCTTCGCCCTGGGTACCGCGCCGTACCAGGAGCTCCAGCGCCAGGCCAACTGGCGCCACGATGGCCAGGGCAGGGTAGGGCAGCGCCCCGCGCGCCAGTTCCTCGGCCCGGGGGATGACACCATCACCCTCACCGGCACCCTGCTGCCGCACTTCACCGGCGGCCAGCAGAACCTCGACCAGCTGCGCGCCATGGCCGACGAGGGCGCCGCCTGGCCACTGATCGAGGGAAACGGCACCTACTACGGCCTGTTCGTGATCGAGAGCCTGCAAGAGACCAAGAGCCACCAGATGCGCGACGGCAGCGCCCAGCGCATCGCCTTCAGCCTCACCCTGCAACGGGTCGACGACCGCCGCGCCGACCTGCTCGGCAGCCTGAACGGCGCCCTGGTGCGCGCCGCCACGGGGCTGCTCGCATGATCCCCACCGCCTACCAGGGCCGCCCCGCGCGCCGCCCCAGCTACCGCCTCACCCTCGCCGGCCAGGTCATCAGCCCCGAGCTCGAAGGCCGCCTCATGCGCCTGCGCCTCACCGATCGCCGCGGCCTCGAGGCCGACCAGCTCGATATCACCCTCGCCGACCACGACGGCCGCCTGGCCCTGCCACGCCACGGCGCCGAGCTCACCCTCGCCCTGGGCTGGGCCGAGCAGGGCCTGGTCGAGCGCGGCACCTTCATCGTCGACGAGGTCGAGCACGCCGGCGCCCCCGATGCGCTCACCATCCGCGCCCGCAGCGCCGACATGCGTCAGCGGCTCCCCGGCAAGCGCTCGCAGAGCTGGCACGAACTCACCCTGGCCGACATCGTCACCACCATCGCCGGCCGCCATGGGCTCGAGCCCGCCATCGGCGCCACGCTCCAGGGCGTCTATCTCGAGCACATCGACCAGACCGACGAGAGCGACCTGCACTTCCTCACCCGCCTGGCCGAGCAGTTTGATGCCATCGCCACCATCAAGGCCGGCAACCTGCTGTTCATGCCCGCCGGCCAGGCCGCCACCGCCAGCGGCCAACCCATCCCGCCGGTCACCCTGAGCCGCAACGTCGGCGACAGCCACCGCTACGTGGAGGCCGACCGCGAAGCCTTCACCGGCGTGCTCGCCTACTGGCACGACCCCGACGCCGCCGAGCGCGCCGAGGTCATCGCCGGCAGCGACGAGAACCTCAAGCGCCTGCGCCACACCTACGCCACCCGCGACGACGCCGTCACCGCCGCCAAGAGCGAATGGCAGCGCCTCCAGCGCGGTGGCGCCGAGTGCTCGCTCACCCTCGCCGAAGGCCGGCCCGACCTCTACCCCGAAACCCCCGTTCGCCTACAGGGCTTCAAGGCCGAGATCGACGCCCGCCCCTGGCTGATCACCGAGGTCACCCACGAACTCACCGACACCGCCTACACCGGCGGCATCACCCTCGAGATTCAGGGCAGCTGAGGCGCCACCTCATAACGCAAGCGCCCCGGCACATGGCCGGGGCGCAATAGGGCAGGGCGGGGTCAGGCGCTCACAACCACTTCACGATCACCGTGAACAAGCCCGTCATCACGCCCATCAGCCCGATGATCTTCCAGGTCTGGGCGTTGAGCGCCTTGTACAGCTCAGTGCGCAGGCTGCCGGCCTCGCCCGCCAGATCCTGCCGGGTCGCCATGGTCTCGCGAATGGTGTGAACTTCCTGCTCCAAGTGCCTCAAGCGCTGTTCCATATCCGGTGGCTCCCCGCCGCCATCCAGCGGCCTCAAATCGGTGACTTTCTTAACCGCCATTCTCGCCCCCTTCCTCCAGGAATGCCAATACCTCGATGTCGCGAATATAGTGGATGAACCCGCAGCGCGGACACACCCGCAGGAACTCGCCGTAGCCCCGGCGGGAGCCGTCATCCATCACATGGATCACCCGCACCGCCGGCGCCTCGTCTTCCAGCACGCCCGCCGGGTCATGCACCGAAAGGCTCATATGGCCAGCGCCGCACATCGGGCAAGCATCCGGCACTCCGCGCTCGCGCAAGAAGCGCATCAAGGCAGCGCCCGTCACCTGCTCATCAAGCTGAATCATCGTCCTCTCCTTACGCCGCACACACCCGCGCCTGCCTTACCACCACGCCCCGGCACGTCTCCGGCCGTGCGCGCTGTCCCTCGCCGCCGCTGGCCGGTACCAGGCGGAAGCTGCCGCCGATGCGGTGGCTGCGGAACAGCCGCAGCCCCTCGGCCGTCTCCATCACCACCAGGTCCGCGTGCTGCACCGGCCGTGCCTCATCCACCACCAGCAGGTCGCCCTCGATGATCGGCCCGGCCACCCCGGCGCCATCGCACACCTCAACGGCATAGCAGCTCGCCGGGAAACGCTCGGCGTCGATCTCCGCCGCTACCGGATGAGAAAGGCCCGCACACAGCGGGCCAAGGTAGGTCAGTTGCATGGGCTACAGGCTCTCCGCCCAGGCCTCGGCGTCCAGAAGCTCGCCGGTCTCCATGTCCGTCACCGGGCCGATGATGTTCTCGACCAGGAAGGTGCGCTCACCGTGCCGAAGGTGGCAATAGGCGTAGACCTTGCCGCCACGATGCCGATGCGCCGTAATCTCGCGGGTGGTCATCTTGCCGCGCTGATCCATGTAGTCGATCTGGACATGGTGAACACCAGGCGGCACCACCAGCGACCCCGATGCCTTTTTCTTACCGCGGGTTTCGTTGCGCCAGGCCCTGAACGCGAAGAACGCGACCATCAGGCCAATGACGAGCCAGAAGTTGAAGTTGAATCCCTCCATATTCCCTCCTTGCGTACTGATGCCCCGCCCGGGGCTGGTCGAATGGCGGTCTGCTGCCGCCTGCCTCACGACACCCGCCCGATCCTGACCTCGCAGCGCCCGAGGATCTCCACGTCGCGCATATCCTCGGGCCGGATCATCTCCGGCGGGTAGTGCGTGTTATCGCTGATCAGCTGCAGCGCGCCGCCGGGCAGGCGCTGCACCCGCTTGATGCGGCGCTCGCCGCTCTGCCACAGCAGGAACACCCCGGAACGGCGAGGGTCGCGGTTGGCCAGGTCCACCAGCACCCAGTCGCCGTCGTCGAGCGTGCCCTCCATCGAATCGCCGCGCACCTTTACTCCCGCCACCTGGCCGGGGCTCACGCCCAGGGCGGCCAGCTGCGCCTCGGGAAAGTAGAGCTCGCCCTCTACTCGCTCGCCCTCCAGCGAGCGGCCATCGCCGGCCGCGCCCTCCACGTCATACAGCGCCACCGCGGCCATGCCCGGACCGGGGCCGGCGGCTGCCGGAAGCGGGGCGCCGTCATCCACCCGATAGGCCGCCGGCGGCCGGCCAGTGGATTCCTGGCGGCGCCCGGTCAACACATATCCAACATCAACGCCGGTCGCATCAAGCGCAACCAGGTAGTCCGCTTTCGGGCTTCGCTGATCGGTTTCATACAGGCGCTGAGTGTTCTTCGTAACGCCAGCAATCTCGCCCATTTCGGTCTGTGTGAAACCAAGACGATCACGCTCTTCACGAAGCCTTGATCCTATTGAATCCATAAAGGTCACTTTTGCCCTTGACAGGCAATCCGTTTGATTCCATGCTTCGACTCAAATGAATCCACAAAGCAATAAGCGTTAATCCGAAACGAGCCAAAGGAGCCCGCCATGACCGACACCTTCACCGCCACCGCGATGGCCCACCGCCGCCAGGCGCTGCGCGACGCCGAGCAGGAGCTGATCGAAATGCGCGGCATCGTGGTCGATCTCGCCTGCTGCACCCCCGCCATGCGCGAGGCGGTGCTGGCCTACGCCTCGCCAGCGCTGCGCGGCGACAACCCGCTGGCTCGCATCGAGGCGGCGGAAGACGAGCACACCGACCGCGCCGTCGCCGAGCTGGCCGTCGCCCTGGTGGCCCAAGGCCGCGACGAAGACGCCATCGAGGACGCCCTGGTCAGCCTGCGCGAACACCTGGCCGAGCACTTCCGCCAGCGCAAGCTCGCCCGCCTCTATGACGGCCGCTAAGGAGCCTTGCCATGTACCACATCCGCCGGCCAGTGAATGCCCAGCCCCGCGCCGCCGCGCGCTACCGCATCGCGGTGCCGCTCGCGCACGTAGGGCTCGGCCAGGCGCAGCAGGTCCAGCCGGGTGTAGTCCTCGCCGGGCGTGGCGCCGGCCAGCAGCAGGGTGTCTTCGATATTCGCCGCCACCGCATAGAGCAGGTTGCTGAAGTTGTCGCCCTGCACCTCGCCCAGCTTGGGAAACAATTGGTGCCCCATCGCATCGCCCCTTGTCAGTAATTACACAAAGGAAGCCTACCCCATGAGCTTGAAAGACACCATTCGCACACCGGGCATCGCCTACACCCGCAGCCCCAACGGCTGCAACCAGCAGGTGATGACCCAGATCACCCCCGAAGAACGCGAGCAGCTCAAGGCCATCGCCGAGCAGGAGATGCGCAGCCTCTCCGGCACCCTGCGCATGCTCATGCTGCGCGGCATGCAGGGCTACGCCGACGACACCCTCAACGCCAGCTGATCGCCACCAGGAGCCCACCATGAACGCCATCACCGACATGCAGCCGCTCGCCACCCCCTTCCTCTTCCACGAGGCCGAGGTGCGCACCGCCACCGACGACAAGGGCGAAGCCTGGTTCTGCGCCAAGGACGTCTTCGACGCGCTCGGTATCACCTGGAAAGGCGGAGCTGGTCTCCGAAACCTGCCCGAAACCTGGAAGGTGGTCCTGTATCTCCGGACCAGCTTCGGCACCAAGGAGACATATTTCATCTCTGAGGCGGCCGTGTACCGGACCACCTTCCGCTCCAACAAGCCCCAGGCCGTGTCCTTCGCCAACTGGGTGTGCGGCGAGGTGCTGCCCGCCATTCGCAAGCAGGGCTTCTTCGGCCACGTGCCCCAGAAGGAGCGCTTGGCGTTCTCTCGCCAGATCACCGCTATCACCCGCGACCTGATGCGCTGCCGCAACGCCTTCCAGCAGTCCGTGCTCGTCGGCGAGCTGCGCGACCTGTACCGCCTGATCGGCAAGCCGCTTCCCGATCTTGCCCTGGTAGGCCGCCAGCCCGACCAGATGCCGCTGCTGTAACTCACCGCTCCGTCTTGCTGCATAAGGAAACCCGCCATGTACCAGGACCCGAAACGCATCCGCACCAAGGCCACCGTCTACCTCGACCAGTACGAGAGCGACGTCATCACCGCGCTGGCCAACTACCTGGGCGTGCCCAAGGCCGAGGTGATGCGCCAGATGCTGATGAAGGAAGCCCGCGACGTGCTCGGCATCGACCCCGCCGCCCTGGAAGGCAGTGTCGCCTCCCACGCCGGCTGAGCGCCGCCCCCATTTCCACCGTGCATCCGAGGTCACGCATGCCGGAACAACCGTTGGATCTCGACCAGCAAGCCAAGGCCGTCCTCGAGGCCGTGCGCGAGCAGCAGGGGCTGGAGAACCTCGAGCAGGCCGCCGAATGGCTGCTGCGCCGGCGCATCCGCCGCGGCGCCCAGGGCCTCACTGGCCGCGGCCGCGCCCTCTACGAAGTGAAAGGAGACCCCCGGTGAGGATCACCTGCCCCCACTGCGACGAGCGCGCCATCACACGCACCAGCAAGCGCCCGAGCCCCGTGTTCTACGAGGTGTACGCCCAGTGCGTGAACCCCGAGTGCGGCTGGGGCGGCAAGCTCCTGATCGAGTTCGCCACCACCACCAATGCAAGCCGCTGTCCTCGCCGTGAGCTGCGCATCCCGCTGGACCCAGGCGCCCGCAGCAGCTGGCTCGAAGAGATCAATAACCACTGAGGAGATCGCCATGATGATCAACGCCGCCACCCAGATCGCCCCGCGTGCCGCCGTTCACCAGCTGGACCCGCACAACCTCGCCATCCAGTGGATGTTCCGCCATGGCCACCGCCTGGATCGGGTCGCCGCCATCGAGGGGCTGACCGCCTACCTGATGGAAGCCACCGGGGCCAGCCAGCGCACCGCCGAGGTGCAGGCCATCCAGGCCTACGCCGAGACGTCCAGTGTCAGCCAGCTGGCTCATATCGACGCCGATGCCACCACCGCGCATGTGGTGGTGCTGCGCACCCTGAACGGCCGCGCCATCGCCTTCACCACCGATGACCTGCTGCACCTGCTAGAGCAGGCCCGCGGCCAGGGCAGGGCGCGTGTGGTCAACGCCGAGCCTGCCGCCCTCTCGCAGTAACCCTTTCACTCCACGGAATAGGAGGCACAGCGTGAATCCATCGCTGCGCCAGGACATCCTCGCGCGCCTGATGCGCGACTACCGCGCCGAAGAGCGTGGGCCGTACCTGCAGAAGGTGCAGTGCCCCGACTGCGGCAAGCGCGAGGCATACATCGCCGCCGAGGCGCCGTGGATGCTGAAGTGCGGGCGCGAGAACAACTGCGGCGCGCAGATCCACGTCAAGGAGCTGTTCCCCGAGCTGTTCCAGTCGTGGAGCGAGCGCTACGCGCCGCACGCCGATCAGCCGGCAAGCCAGGCGCCCGCCAGCAAGACTCCGGTCGCCGACGGTTACCTGCGCGATGGCCGCGGCTTCGAGCTGGAGCGCATCCACGGCTGGTACACCCAGGAGAGCTACTGGAAGCCCAACATCGGCGGCACCGCCACCGTGCGCTTCCAACTCCCCGGCGGCGCCTACTGGGAGCGCCTGCTGGATAACCCCGAGCGCTTCGGCAAGCAGAAGGCCAACTTCGTGGGCCGCTACAAAGGCCAGTGGTGGTGCCCGCCGGCGCTCTCCCCCGAGGATCTCGTCGAGGCCGGCGAGGTGTGGATCGTGGAGGGCATCTTCGATGCCATCGCGCTCTACCACCACGGCAAGGCCGCCGTTTCGGCGATGAGCTGCACCAACTACCCCGAGGCCGCCCTCGAGCAGCTGGCGGATGCCGCCCGCCAGGCCGGCACCTCGCGGCCCACCCTGGTCTGGGCGCTGGACAGCAACCGCGCCGGGCAGAAGGGCACCCTCAAGCATGTGGAGCGCGCCCGCGCCGCTGGCTGGGAGTGCCGCGCGGCGCAGATCCCCGGCGGCGGCCGCGCCGACTGGAACGACGCCCACCAGCGCGGCGAGCTCACCGACAAGCACCTGGAAACCTACCGCTACCACGGCGCTTTGCTGCTGGCCGAGAGCCCCATGGCCAAGGCGCTGATCATGTACAAGCGCACCGAGCGGCGCGAGTTCTGGTTCGAGTACCGCGCCCAGCTGTGGTGGTGGAAGCTCGACATGGACGCCTTCGACCGCGCCGTGCGTGCCGAGGGCGAGGATGGCGGCGACCAGCAGCAGCTCAACCCGGCGCTGCGCGAGGCGGCGCTGGAGCAGGCCGGCAGCGTGAAGCGCATCTGCACCTGCTTCCCCACGGCGCTCTACTACCAGGCCAACCCGGTCACCGACGAGAGCTGGTACTACTACCGCGTCGAGTTCCCCGCCGGCCAGGCGCCGGTGAAGAACACCTTCAGCGGCGGCCAGCTGGCCAGTGCCAGCGAGTTCAAGAAGCGCCTGCTCGGCGTGGCCCCGGGCGCCGTGTGGACGGGCACCAGCCAGCAGCTCGACACGCTCCTCCAGGACCAGATCGGCAACATCAAGACGGTCGAGACCATCGACTTCATCGGCTACAGCAAGGAGCACGGCGCCTACGTGTTCGGCGACCTGGCCGTGGCCGGCGGCAAGCTGATCAAGATCAACAGCGAGGATTACTTCGAGCTCGGACCGCGCCGCCACCTCAAGACCCTGAGCCAGTCGGTCACCCTCCACCTCAACCCCGAGCGCAAGGAGTACCGCACCGACTGGACCCGCCAGCTGTTCGGCGCCTTCGGCAGCCGCGGCGTGGTCGCCCTGGCGTTCTGGCTGGGCAGCCTGCTCGCCGAGCAGCTGCGCGCCGAGATGGGCAGCTTCCCGTTCCTGGAGATCGTCGGCGAGGCCGGCGCCGGCAAGTCCACCCTGATCGAGTTCCTGTGGAAGCTGGTGGGCCGCCGCGACTACGAGGGCTTCGACCCTTCCAAGGCGACCATGCCGGCCCGGGCGCGCAACTTCGCCCAGGTCTCCAACCTGCCCGTGGTGCTGATCGAGTCCGACCGCGAGCAAGAGGGCGGCGCCAAGCAGAAGCAGTTCGACTGGGACGAACTCAAGACCGCCTTCAACGGCCGCAGCATCCGCGCCCGGGGCGTGAAGAACAGCGGCAACGACACCTATGAGCCGCCGTTCCGGGGCGCCATCGTCATCAGCCAGAACGCCGCGGTGCAGGCCGGCGAGGCCATCCAGACCCGCATCTGCCACCTGCACTTCACCCGCGAAGGCCAGAACCACCAGACCAAAGAGCTCGCCGAGGCCCTCGAGAAGGCCGAGATTGAGCACGTCAGCCAGTTCGCCCTGGACGTGGCCACCCGCGAGGCGGCGCTGCTCGAGCACGTCACCGCCAAGGGCCGCGAGTACGCCAACCGCCTCGCCCAGGACGAAGAGATCAAGGTGCTGCGCATCGCCAAGTGCCACGGCCAGCTGGCCGCCCTGGTGGAGTGCCTGGGGCCCGAGGGGCTGGGCCTGTTCAACGCCCAGACCATCGACCTCGCCTGCGGCCAGGTGTGGCAGATGGCCCGCGAACGCCAGCAGGCCATCAACGCCGACCACCCCATGGTCGCCGAGTTCTGGGAGACCTTCGAGTTCCTGGAAGGGCTCAGCGAGGAGCCCCTGCTCAACCACTACGGCAAGCGTGCCGAGCAGATCGCCATCAACCTCAAGGACTTCGAGCGCAAGTGCGCCGACTACAAGCTGCGCGTGCCCGACATGCGCGAGCTCAAGCGCTACCTGCGCGGCAGCAAGACCCGCAAGTTCGTCGACGCCAACCGCACCGTGCGCAGCCAGATCCGTCTCGGCAACGCAAGCGTCAAGTGCTGGATCTTCCAAGCCTGAAGGAGACCGCCATGAGCCACCGCACCTACACCCTCGATCAGGCCGCCCCGCTGCTCAACCTCGGCCGCAACACCCTGGCCCGCCAGCTGCGCGAGGCCGGCGTGCTGGGCGCCGACAACCTGCCGGCCGGCCCCTATCGCGGCCGCGTCAACCTGGTGGTGGTGGCCACCGGCACCTACTGGCACCCCATTTGCGGCTGGACGCACTACGGCCGCACCGAGTTCACCGATGCCGGGCTCGACCATATCGCCCGCAAGCTCGGCATCTCCCTGGCACGGCTGCCGCACCCCAGCAGCCGCCGCGCCCAACAAGCCCCGCAACCCGCAAGGAGCGCCTCATGACCATGCCCAACCTTACCCAGCGCCTCAACGAGCGTAGCCGCCAGGCCCTGGAGGCCATGCAAGCCGCCGAGGCAGATGCCGAGCAGCGTCTGGCCCGGGTCGAGCAACTCGGCCCAACGGCCCTGAGCCGCCTGGCACAAGTCGCCCAGGGCGACAGCGGCCAGAGCCACCACTGCCGCCGCCTTCTGCTCGCCATCTATAACGGCCCCGAGTGGCCGCTGGAGCTCACCCGCCTGCGCGTGATCGACCGGGATCTCCAGGACGCCGCCCTGGTTGTCATCGAGTGGGCGACCTTCACCGGCCGCGAGCTGCACGAGTACCTGGATGACGGCGACCGCCTGATGCAGCGCTTCTGGCTGATCGAAACCGGCGGGGAGGGCTGAGCCATGGCCGACAACGCCGATATCGCCAACGAGCTGATGGAGCTTCGCCTCGAGGGCAGCCTGGCCAGCCGCTTGCTACCCAGCGCTCCGGCCACCAACCCCGAATGCGAAGACTGCGGCACCGAGATCCCGGCGCCGCGCCGCAACGCCGCGCCCTGGGCCACCACCTGCATCGAGTGCCAGGGCATTCGTGAACAACAGGCGAAGCATCTCCGCCACCGTTAACCGCCCAGCAGGGCAAACAGCCGCCAATGGCGTAGGCGGCACGACAACCAGGAGAGAGCAATGTTTAACCAGGTTATCAAGTTCGACGAGCAGAAGAGCAAGCAGCGTCCCAAGGCTGGGCGGCGGAAGGCTACTTTCCAGATTGCCATTTCCGCTATGCAGCGTCCATCAACTGGCAGGCGCTCAATCATCCTCTACATCCCGCTTTCCGAGTTGAAAAAGGCTGGGCTTGGAGTCGGTGACAAGGTCGTCATGTGGGGCATCCCTGACGACCGCGTTATTGGCATCCGGGCGTCTGATTCAAACAAAGCCAGGACACTTTCTGCGAGCAACGGGCAAGAAAAGGCGTGCGTCGAGTTTCCATTCGAAGAGAAAGAGGGGCTTCCGTGCGTACCTCGGCGGCTCGCGTGCTCTGGCGCCCTCCATGGCGATAAGTGCCTGTACTTCATCGGCCCGAAGGAGACGCAATTCGGGAAGTGGGTGAAGGACCAGCCCAATGCACGTTAAGCCCAGCACCCGCGTCTATCTGCGCCTGATCGCCCTCGGCTTCGCCCTGGGCGTGATGTTCCAGGCCGGCGTCGGCGTGGCCAGCCACTTCGCGCCGCGCGTCACCCAGATCCACGTCATCCAGCAGCCGGGCGCCGAGGCGCCCGAGCGCAGCCACTTCTAAGGAGCACCACCATGCACCCCGCCAAGATCGACCGCATCAGCGCGCTGCTCAACACCAGCGCCCAGGACGCCAGTATCTCGCTCAACCGCCTGGCCGAGGACAGCCCGGCTCAGGCCATGGAGCTCTGCGCCGGCGCCCTGGTCCGCCTCAATGCCACCCAGGCCGAGAAGACCAGCCACCGCAAGGCCTTCGCCTCCGCCGCGCGCAAGGCCCTCAAGCAACTCGAGCGAGGACCGCAGGCATGACCGACACCGCTACCGCCATCGACCCGCGCGACTACGCCATCATCAGGGCCCTCGGGGCCCTGAGCCTGGGCGAACCCAACATCGAGCTCGCCCGCGCCTTTCTGCGCGACGCCCAGGCCGGCGAGCGCATCCACCATGCCGCCCAGGTACAGCGCTGCCACCAGGCACTGCTCGATGCCAAGCAGGTTTGGCGCATGAGCGACCAGGCCGTAACCCTGCTGTTCCCCAGCTGCCGTCTGGCCGGCGTCTTCGAGCAGCTCGCCACCGCCGCCAAGGAGCCACAGCCGTGAACAACTTCGAGACCCACGACGCGGCCACCGATCTGGCGGACGGCCGCACCGCCTATAGCCTCGCCCGGGAAGTCCTCGGCCTGCGCGCCCAGGTCGAAGAGCTGCGCAGGACCCTGGCGAGCATGGAGGCCACTGAGGACGAAGAGCTCGCCGATGAGTAGCCACCAGCCGACCTACACCGCGCCCGCGGGAAGCTGCCTGCACCAAGAGCCGGTGAGGGGCGTGTTCGAACGCATGACAGGAGGGAAGATCGTGACCGAGACGCCCAAGGGCGGGCAGGTCGCCCGGCAGGCCGGCATCCTCTGCCAGGATGCCGAGTTCTGCCTCTACCTGGACAAGCGCCGGCGCTACAAGCATGGCCTCAGCGAGGCGCAGCTGCCGGACGGCACCCACAGCGAGCAGGATGCCCGCGACTGGCTGTGCGCGGCCTGCCGCATCCAGAGCCGCGCCGAGCTGGATCACCACCCCGAAGCCGCCCGCACCTTCAAGGGCATCCAGCAGCGCTTCTATCGCTGGCGTGCTCGTCACCGCGCAAGCGCCTAGCAGGCTGCCGTTTGTCGTGGATTGTCTTAGACTGTATGCCCTTACAGGCATCAGGAGGCACCATGGCAAACGGCGTCGAGGTGCGCGGAAACACCGTGCGCGTGTACTTCCGGTGGCAGGGCGAGCTGTGCCGCGAGCGCTTGCCCGGTACGGCCAGCGACAAGAACATCGCCCACGCGAAGCGCCTGGCCACCATCATCAACTACGAGATCGAGTCGGGCACCTTCGACTATGCCCGCCATTTCCCCGAGTCGCCGCGCCTGCACAAGAACCAGTTCGGGTACTACCTGGACCTCTGGCTCGCCATCAAGGAGAACGAGCTGGCGTTCTCCAGCTTCCGCGGGATCAAGTCGAAGGCCGAGACGCATGTGCGCCCCAAGTGGGGCGAGGTGCAGGCCGAGAGCATCGACCATATCGAGCTCCAGGACTGGATTCAGAACGACCTCGCGAAGCGCCTGGCCAACAAGACGATCAAGGAGATCGTCAGCATCATGCGCCAGACCTTCCGGCTCTACGCCACCCGCAACAAGACGATCTTCGACCCAACCCACGGCATCACCATCCGTCTGCCGGATGACGAAGACCCCGATCCCTTCACCCGCAGCGAGATCGCCAAGATCCTCGAGGCGCCCACGAAGCGCGTGCAAGAGCTCAACCTCATCAAGTTCGCGCTCTTCGATGGGCCCAGGATCTCCGAGGCGCAGGCCCTGGCATGGGAGGACGTGCTCGATGTCGAGAAGGGGATCATCCGCTACCGCCGCGCGGTGGTGCGCAGCCGCTTCAAGGTGACGAAGACCAAGCGCTCCACGCGCGTTCACCACCTGCTCAAGCCGGCCCGCGAAGCGCTCCAGGAGCAATACGCTCTCACCGGCAAGCTGCCGGCGCGCGTCTATGAGGTCGTCGACCGCGATAACCGCACCGTGCGCAAGGAGAAGCTGCGCCTGGTGTTCCTCAACTCCAGGAACAACCAGCCGTTCTACGAGAACGCCATCCGTGAGCGCTTCTGGAAGACCCACCTCAAGAAGGCGGGCGTCCGCTATCGCGGGCCCAACCAGTGCCGGCATACCTTCATCAGCCAGCTGCTCTCCCTGGGCGTCGTGCCGCTGCACTGGATCGCCGGCCACGTCGGCCACGCCACCATCACTATGATCCAGCGCCGCTACGGCAAGTGGATACGCAGCGACGGCCCGGACATCCCCGCGCTCATCGAGAAGCAGCTCGAGCTGTAG